CTGAGCAGAGTCGCCCGAAGAACCAATCTGAGCAGAGTTGCCCGAAGAACCAATCTGAGCATAGTTGCCCGAAGAACCAATCTGAGCAGAGTAGCCCGAAGAACCAATCTGAGCAGAGTTGCCCGAAGAACCAATCTGAGCAGAGTCGCCCGAAGAACCAATCTGAGCATAGTCGCCCGAAGAACCAATCTGTTTCTTTCTGTCTCCGTTGTCGTTCAACGCTCCATCCGTCTTAACCTTTGATGGTGATGTGACATCTTTCAGCCACTCGACACCGATATTGATGATGTCTGCCAGCTTCAACTCAGTCTTAATCTTGATATGTGAAGAACATACCTTTGTTGACTTTTCTTCTTCGTCAATCTTTCCAGACTGTTCTACTTCGGCATAGCGAGAGTTAAGCATATTGTAGTATTCCCACACTTCCATTGGAGACTTGCAAGCGTGGAAACCTCGGTTACAACACTTGATTTTTCCGTCCATTTCATACTCTTTTCCAACTTCGTATTGGAAATTACGGCATTGCATATTTTTGTCGAAAGCCTTGTACGAGGTAATTACTTTTTCATTCATATTACTATCTATTTATGCCCGAAGGCGGTTAAACACTATATTTTGTCAATAGAACCCTAAGAGCTAATAACATCATAAATACACCTATTGTAATAATTGTACTTCCAATACGTGCACACTCTAAGTTTTCTTTAATATCTAAACCTATAAACAGCAGAATTAAACCTATAGCTATTAATACCATAGATAAAAGTAAAATAACTGACATACCTACACCTCCATTTCGTGATTAATTCCAAGACCAAAGAGGAAGTGCTGGAGTTGGTGGCAGTATTCTATGCCTTTCAATATTTTATTGCCACTAATGCAAATATCATAACAGTTACGTACATAACTGGCTACAATATCAATACCTAACCCCTCTTTAAAATAAAGAGCACCACTTTCATCTTTTCTAACTATTTTAAAGCTATTTGCTGAAAGTATCTCAGGAGTAAGAGGAATAGGAACAATATCCTTCACCCATGCACCACAGTCACAAAATAGGAAACCTTCATCATGAATGGTTTTTCCTTTTAAGTTGGAAAGAGTGACAGAACCTTTCAGTTCAGTGAAAGCATTTCCATCTTTCACTTTTGCAGATTTATCTGCGTTACTTTCTGTGACCTGGTAAACGATGCCCCTTTTGGTTCCGATAGGAATGCCGTTTGTCATTACCAAATCTCCTGGAATATACTCTAACTTATCCATACGCCTTACTTTTCAAGTTTCTTAATCAATGCCTTAATCTCATTATATGCAAGAATATCTGTGCTTCTACAGAGGTTTCCAATATTCTTCAACTCCATGATTATCTCGTGATTGGTAGGCACACCATGCTTCTTTCTTACCCATTCGATGAACTCTGGAATTACAACATTACCGCTTTCCAAAAATTTACTTTTTCTTCCATTGTAAGACAGAAGATAGTAGTTTTTTCTTGTCAAGAACCACCACAAAGCGACTAACTTGTTCTTGCTATTTGATAATTTCTGTTTCATACGCTTTACTCTTTTACTTTTTTAAAAATTACATTCTTGTGGTCTGAACGGTCTCGTATAGAACATTTTACCTTTCCATTTCCATTACACTTGCCGAAAGATGTTCTAAAGAAACAACCATAACAAGATAATTCTTCAACAACTTCAAGAGTAATAGTTACTCTTTCTCCAACTTTAAACTCTTTCATTGCTTGCCTCCTTCCTTTGAAAACAAATCATCAAGATAAAGCCAACTGGTGATTTTAGTAACTTTTGCATAGTTACTCCAGTTACGGATAAAGCCATTTTCTGTAAGCTTTACTGTCACCCAGCAGATGTAATCTTTATCCATTATACTTCGAGTATCGGTAAGCACAAGCCTGTTTTTCTTCGGCTCTTCATCAGCAGGATGCCACAAGTCTTTCAGGAACTCTTGTATTGCCCACTTAGCACCATCTTTAAACAACTCTGCGCCAAATTCCTGACAAAAATGATGCTGACCATCAACCTCTGTATCTTCATTATAAGACATTATAGGTAAGTCTTGCTCATACAAGTCTGCCGCTCCTTGTGCAGCTTCTTCTATTTTCTTATCGTCTATCATAATCTACCCTTTCTTTTCCTAAGTTGATTCTTTCTACGCATTCTTCTTTGCGTCTTACCATCTTGTATATCTTCACACTTAAAGTGTGGTTTACAATACCAAGGTATGCAATTCGTTAAATCTTCATTACCCATAATTAGCCCTCCATATCTTTATTGTCCAACAAGTGCTCATTACCTTCTATTTTACTCTTTTAAAATGAACATTTTTGCCATCCTTACGCTCAGTACTGCCGCACTTAAATCCGGTGCAAGTTTCTGCGTACATATCGCTTGCAAACTCGTAAAAGAAGCATCCGTTGCATTCTCCTTTCTTATCCTCGACCACCTTCAGGGTAATCTCAGAACATACAGGTAATTCTTCCATAAGCTTAATTTCTCATTATGTGACACTTTACAACCTTGTTTTTTGCAAGAGGTTGTGAGTTGTTTATGTTCTTGATAAACTCTCTTTGCATCTGCTCAGGAAAGATGGGTTTGGTCGGCTTAGGAATGGTGATGGTAGCTTGAATCTTGCTACCATCACTCAGCGTCATTAAGCATCTTCTTGATATCTGTTCTATTCCAAACATATTCTGTCCTCCTAATATTTATATCCGTGTAGATACGGACGAGATTCGTTATACTTCATTTTTAGTTTGATGTGCTCCATCAGGTTGATATTGTTACTGTGGGCAATCGCAAAGATGTTCATCAGTATTTCTTGTAAATGCTTGACGAGATACCAGTTTGGAGAATCATTCAAGTCACAGACTCCTATCTTTTCGATGAGTCTGTATAGGTCTTCGACTAAATCAAACCCAAAGATAAATTTAGCCAATTTGTATTCGTCTGTCAGGTCTTCGTCTTCTGTTAGTTCGATTTTCTCGTCTGATATGATGCTGCCCAAGAGTGATAGAATACGAATAGCGATGTCGGCAAACTCAGACTCTACTGTACCTTCCAGCGTGTTTTTGTAGGCGGTCGGAATATCCCTGCCCATTTCAATCTCGCTTTTGTAGTCTTCGATGGAGCCATGTCTGTCCTTTCTGTCGGCTTGCAGTACTTCACCTATTTCCACGATGATAAACATCAGACAAAATGTAATATCATTTGGGTAGAAGCCCTTAGCCTTTGCTGACTCGTAGGCTTGCTTAGATAATACCTCCAAGTCTTCCTTTGTGATTATTTCTAACTTTTCTTCCATATTGTTTTTGATTTATAAATTTCTGATAGTGTTTCAATCCACATAGCTTTGCTATGACCTGATAGTGAATGCCATATCGTTGAGTGTTCTGCACCAGTCGATTTTACCTTCTTCACATAACTCGTTGAGGGCTTGTTGCGGCTGGTGGAATCCTCGGTTGATGATTTCTACGGTAAGAACGTGAGAGGGAACGATATGCGCTGCCTTACGCTCTGCCTGAATCTCAGCGATGATGGCTAAGATTTGTTCTTTCTCGTTAACCTTGGTGTTATCCATAAGCTAAAAGAGTGAAAGCTGACCGCTCTTGTCGTGATAGTGATTCCCTGATGGAAATATCAGTTCCTCGAACATGGCGGTCAGACAGTTGGTTACTATTGAATTTCCTGCAAGTGCATAGAGTTTGCTCTTACAGATAATGAGTTGACCAGACTTCTCCTTGCTCAGGAGTTTGTCTATGTCAGCTTCATGCACTCCCATCAGTCGGAAACAATCTCTTGGAGTGTACTTCCTGATTTGGATGGAGTATTTCTTTCCGTTTGGTGCGGTGTGGATGATTTCTTTGCTCATGATGGTTACGAATGTCATTGATGAAGAATCAATGGTTGTTAGCATTGTTGGGGCGATATTGTCATAGACTTGCTGATTATAGAGGTCTAAGACTTGCCCCCCCACACATCAGGTTTTACTTTCCCTGATAGAAGTAGGGATTTCATTCTTTTTCCTCCTGTTATCATATCTCTTTTACAATTAAGAATAGTGGAATGCAATTACCTCCGTGACCCATAGCAGAATTGAGAGTAGGGGAGATTCCCTTGGTGGAATAAACTCTTGTCTGCTGCTCTATCCTGCCTTTGATTTTGAGGTTTGCTAACTTTATAATTTTGTCGCACATTTATAATTTCTTGATGATTAAAACTCCACCTTTCGGATAATGAGCCGTATCTATAAAGTTCATTACGCTTGCCATACCTATACTGGCTGTAACTGCAACAGAGCATCCATCAGCCGTTTTCGGTATCGCTATCTTCGGGGTAGAGTTTTTTTGATTGATTCATTGATGTCTGTTTTGGAGAGATATTTTTCGAGGTGTTGTTGTGACAAGAAATATTCGGGCGACACATTGTCTTCCAAGATGTCCTCAACCGTAGTTTCTAACTTGATTGGAGAAGGGAAATGATACTCAGGGGTCGGCTCGTCTTCTGTTCTTAGGATAGAGATTACGAAGATACGTTCACGATTCTGTGGAATCCCATAGTCCTTAGAATTAAGAACCTTGTAAAATGACGTGTAGCCGAAAGAGTCGAGGTCTCTGAGATATTGGAAGAAGTACTTTCTCATCTTCTCTGATAGGAGGCCTTTCACGTTCTCCAGCATCACATATTTCGGTTTCTTGACTGCCAGCATTCTCTTCTCCTGAAAGATAAGGGATGAACGTGTGCCGCTACCTTCCTCGCCACCTTGTCTGAGACCTGCATTTGAGAAGTCTTGACATGGAGAAGACCAACTGATAAAGTCAAAGTCAGGAACCTCGTTCCAGTCTATCCTTGTCACGTCTCCGAAGTTAGGAATATCCCAGCCATGCAGGAGCCTGTAGGCTTGAATGGCAGAAGGTTCTATCTCTGAATATCCTACTACCTTGAAGTCAAACTCAGGATGCTTCTCTTTGAGGTATTTGAAAGAAAGACTCTGACTGCCATATCCTGCGAATGCCTCAAATACTCTGAGAGGATGCTGCTTGTTGTACTTGCTGATTGCTATCATTTTGTTGTAGGTTGTGAGTTCCATTCTATGCCCAAGCGTTCTAACGTTCCGTTGTCTCGATATATCTCCAACTGAGACCTACAGAAGCTCTTTGGATTCTTTGAAAGAACCTCTATCATGCCAAAGATGCGTTGTCGAAGAGCATGGTTCTTTGCTTCGTCCGTATTCTGTTCCTGCTCTGCCTTTGTCTTGGCGATAAGTTGGCTTATCTCAGATGGCTGCTCGTTGATAACTGCTGGCGGTGGTGCTGCTCCGATAAGTTCGTCTTCCCAACCACGTTGGTTCAGGAAGGTCTGAAAGTTCTTGCGGAACTGCTTATCTTCTGTAGCCATAACATAGAGGGGGATATACTCTATAGCAGCCTTTCTGTCTGCCTTACTCATAGAGTTCCATTTCTTTTCCAACTTAGCCTTGCAGCCAACCTTCTTGTCGTACATATTCCATGCCCGAGCAAAGGTGTATTCGTCTTTGGCTTCCTTTGGAGGAGAGGTTACCTTGTAGCCATTATCTTCGAGCAGTTGGATGGCTTGTCTGATTTCTTCTGTCATAGTTCACCATTTAGATAATTGTCGATTGCTTGCATAAACTCATCTATAGAACGGACGATGATGTACTTGCCGCCATGTCGTTCTACCTCAAACTGAAATACTCTCTGCGCTGGCTCCTGTCTGCCTTTCGGGGTTTTATTCTCTATGCAGAGGAACCCGTACTGGGAGGTGCGTTTCAGAAGTAGCATATCAGATACTCCTGCCTTCATGCCTTCTTCTTTCAGCCATGATGCTTGTCGGGAGGTGCGCTTGCCCCCATTAGGAACGGCAAAGAAGACACCTTCAAGGTCAGGATATACCCCACGGATATACCTGACCTCTGCGGCTTGCAAGTTGTGTTCATCGTAGGATGAACGCTTGCGTATCTTCTTGCCTTCCTGTTCTAACTTTGCCTTTATTTCTGCGTATGATGTCATTACCAGTCTTCGTTGAAAAGGTCGTTGAGAGATTCCTTGCCCATCAGACGGATAGCTTCACAGGCAAGATTGAAGGTCTTGAAGTAGATTGAAGACTCGTATGCTGGCTCATTAATTTTGCTATAGACACAATAGCCTTTTAGTAAGTCAACCTCAAAATTACTTTCAGGTTTATCACCAGTATAAACAATATAGAATTTTTCCTGTAAAGTATCATCGAAGTCAGGTTTCCAGCCCTTGTTGAGATACTTGGCGATGTTCTGCAACTTGTTGAAAGCAAGCGTGCGTTTCGCCTGAGCGAGACTGGTGTAGTTGTCAATATCGCCACAAGAATATCTTATAACACCTTTCTTGATTTTGTTATTACGAACCCAGTATGCGGTCTTTCCAAAGAACAGTTCCTCGCAAATATCATCGTAAGTGATAGGGTCGTCATTCTTAGTATCAGGAGCGGATTCTTGTTCCTGCTTCTTGTGTACCATCAACTTGCCTTCCTCATTGAAGAAGAAAGAAAGACCATCAGGGATAGGGTACTCAACTGCCGAACCATCAGCAGGAATACGCAACTTGGATAAGGTTGCATTGCCATTGTTGATGTTGTTGATGTCCTTATTGGTGATGCCTTCTGCGTGAATATCAGGAGTTTCCTTCTCTGCCATTTTCTTGGAAATCATTTCTACACCCTTACAAAGTAGTGCTCCGAGAAGCATCTGGCTGAATGGTGATAACTCTGTTTTGTTACTGCGCTGACGATTATGTCTGTTGTTGCGCTTTTCGTTTCTACGTGTCATATCAACTATAGTTTTGTAAAATGTTATTAAACTCGTCTTCTGTAACACCATTGGCTACCATGATGGTAAGAATGGTGTCTAAGACTTTGGAATATACTTCATTAAAGGCTGGCTCATCCATCTTGGCGAAGGAGATAGACTTGGCTCGCTCCAAGAACTTCTGTCCGTTCAGGTCGTAGAGCGGTTCGCTGAATCCTGATGTTATCAGAAGCTGCTCCCTGAAAGTATCTACTGAGCGTAGGTTGGTGCGCTGCTGCTCTGTAAGACAATCCCATGCCGCACGGATAAGAGCGAAGAACTTGCGATGGAACTTCACATTGCGAGGACGGACGATATTCGCCTTGACGATGGATCCAACCTTTATCTTTTTCATTTCCTCGTAATCATCATCCGAGTATGGACGAAGACCAGTAGATGTTCGTACAAGATGGATTTCCATACCTTATATATTAACGTTGAGGGAATGGGATATTTCCTTGCTGACCTGCTGGATATTGAACACCCTGCTGAGTAGCCTGACCGCTCGCATTAACCTGTGGGGGAAATTGCTGCTGAGGTGGTGCGTAATATCCACCCTGCTGCTGAGGGTTCTGTCCAATCTGACTCTGAACAACCTGACCCTGCTGCTGACCATTAGGTCGTTCAACCTTCCAGCAGTCTAACTGGTTGAACCAGCGTCCTTCCTTGGACTGACGTGCCTTCAATCCGATGTGAGCGGTGATGATTTCTCCTAACTGGATATTGAACTGCTGCAACTTGTCAGAACCATACACTTGGATAACGGCTCTTGAAGGGTACTGCTCGTTCAACTCTTCGATGGTATATTCGCACGAACTCCATTGGGTTCCGTTTTGGGAAGTTCCCATCTGAACTTGCCCTGCTGCAATAATCTTGCCTGTAAACTTTACGTTCATATTTTACTTAATTAAGTTTGATTCTAATTGACGGCTTAGTTGTCGTATCTTTCAGATAAAACTCATAGTGGTCAGGCTCTGTGTCCTTAAATAACTTCGTGTCGAAGGTTTTCTTGGTAGTAGCTGCCACATAAGAGTAGGTGCCGATATTTGTCTTGATGGATTTCTGCTCGTTATCTTCCATCATCTTCATTATCTTCTTCTTCAAATCGTCCTGCGCAATTTTCATTGCATCAATACGAGCGGTTATCAATCTGTATTCCTGCTCCAAAGCAGAGAACTGTTCAGGAACCTCCACCTTATACTGATAGTCTGTATCGTTTGTAAGATAAGCGTTGATTAACTCGTCTATCTGCTCATCCGATACCCTTGGGAGTGGCTGGAACTTACTCTGTCCGTTCTTGAACCACATACAGACAATCTCCTTTACCTTCAAGTCGGGATTCTGCTCCTCGAACCATTTGGCATAGATGGATAACTGGAGTGATACGTTGTCGTAGTGAAGGGTGGCGGTGGTCTTGTAGTCAACCAGATAGATGTTGCCTTCGTTGTCCGCAAAGATACCATCAATGGCAGATGCGAAGTTCTCACCATCGGTAACGAGATACTCGGATGCAATATAATGTAAACCGTATGAGATTAACATGTCATAGAAGGATCGAAGCTCCTCTGTAGGATTCGGGTACTTATTGATGTCTGCATCGAAGATGGAACAGAAGGTTTCAAACGTGTTATGGATGAGACCTCCACGTTCTGCTGCCTTCATCAGTACATACTCAGGGATATTCTTGTAGGTGTCAGGGAAGGCTTTCTTGATGAGCGTTCCTGTAACACCTTTCAGTTCCTTTTTTCCTAAGAAGTACTGATGAGATTCTTCTATGAATGTAACCTTTGGTTCTGTCAAAGTGATTTTTTTTGTTTCTGTTTTCATTATTGTATGCCTAATTGTTTCTTTTTAGCTGATACTGCTTGCATGAACTGAGGGTTGGCGGTAAGCGGCTTGTAATTCTGAACAACCCATATCAGGTTGTCCTTGTTTACACATCTGCTCAGATACCCCATGCCTTCATTCAGGTCGTTTGGGTGGCACTGAGCGTAGGATGATTGCTGAGTCTTGGTTTCTTGCTGCTGAGTTTTTGTCAAATCCTCTTGCGTATCATACTTTGAGGAATAGTCCATTGTTGACTTTCCTTTTTCAAAGTAAATATCTGCTCCAACACCAAGTGCTTTCATAGCTACAGAGAGTGCGTCTGTAAGTGCCATCTTGTAGCATTCGTCAGATACGTATGAACCATTTCGTTCCATCGTAACCTCAGAAGAACCTCCAGTACCCTGAATAGCATCTGACCATTGACCGTCAACCTTGACGAATAGGTCTATATTGCAGTATGCCTTCGTTTCGGTTCCGTAAGTTTCAGTCCATTGCTTAGTAATAACGTACTTCCAGCCAACTCCGCAAACACCGAAATGTTCAGTCATTGTTCTGATGCGCCACATTGGATTGATGTCGCTCTTGCCTTTAAGTCGCCCGTTCTGGATTGGTTTTATCGCTTTCGATGGTACGACTTTGAGCTTGTTATATAAATCTAAGTTTCCCATACCTATATTATTTATATGTTGTCAACACAGATGTCACAATCACACGTCCATCCTTCACATTCCTTGATGAGATTCTGAATGCTCTTGTCTGTCGGGTCTAATTCCAGTTCGCCTTGAAGTCTTGTTTTCAACTCATTGATGAGGTCTAAAGGTGTCATGTAGTCTTCAATGAGGTCATGCTTGATACCTTCCTCATCATCAGAAGAAGAAGTGACTGTAAACGACTTGTCAAGGACGAATGATGCCGTAACATCGTAGTCCTGATACTCAGGATATTCTGGCTGATTGTAAGGTGCAGACGGGTCGTTGGCTGCGCCTGGTGGATAGTTTCCACTTGGTGAATTGTTCATAAGCTATAATATTTAATTGTTTGACTTTCAATAATAAACCCCACGATTCTCACGAATGGTGGGGCTAGGAGTTGCATTTTTTTTGATAACCTGAGCGGTCGCTACCGCAAAACGTAATCTGTATGGAATCTAATGTAAAAATGTATCAATAGAAAAGGGCGCACGTTCCGAGCCTTTAATCCATTTCGTGCGCCCAAGACACAAGCCGAGCCACGCTTTCGCCTAAGGACAGGTGTCTTTTAGTTCCCTTCTGCATTCCATTGGAGGCTTAGGACTCCCAGCACTATTTCCGCATACATTATAAATGATTAAAGAGCAAAATTAGAATATGTAGTTACAATATTCCATCTATTCTGTTTCATGCTGGCTGCATTAGAACCGAATTGTAGTTGTGCGCTTCTACCTCTTAATGCTACCTTATATAATAAGGGTCACGGCATCAGGTCTGCATCTTCACAAGTGAACTCCAAGACGTTCCCAATTCCACCTATTGCGGTGTAGGTATTAGCCTTGCCACTTCCTCGTCTAATCGTATGTTGTGGTTGCATACGCTGCTTTTGGCTGCGAGTACCTCTTCAGGAAGGTTTGTCCTATCCGATACAAAGCCTTGGAATCAGGCTATTGGGACGCAAGGTGGGACTCGAACCCACGACATCGAAGGATGGGGAACCTTCATATTCTACCAACTGAACTACTTGCGTCTAACACAACAACATAAAACATTTCTGGCTTGTGGTGAGTGGGAGTAGTGAACTCCAAAAAACCTCCACTATAACAAACAATATCAATAACGCCAATTAAATTTTTATCTATTATGAACTTTATTGAGGTTCACTCACCATATCTTATTTGCCCCATTCCTTGAAGGAGCGGTAAATCTCATTTGTCATTACACAAAAAGTGATAATTGACAATATTAACATGACTGTTGAGAACATATTCTATAATTTTAATGGGTTGCACAATAGGCTGCTGCCTGTGATTCTATCTCTTTCATGCTCTTGCTGCGGTTCTGCATCATCCAGTCTTCCAACTCGCTCTTCTTGAAGTAGAGTCGGTTGACGTTCGGTTTGTAGCAAGGGAGAATGTGGTTTCTTACGTTCATCCTGACTCCTTCTACGGTCATGCCGAGAATAAATGCAGCTTCCTTGATGTTGAGCATTGACTTAGCTGCTATCATCGAATACTGCTCGATGCGGTCTAACTGCTCCTTTATCTCTGAGTCTATCATATCAGTTGAATTTGATGGTTTACTGACAGGCACCAGTTGTCTTTGACGACTCTGTTCTACCAGTGCCCTTAACTCTGGGTGTACATTCCTGCTCTATTAAGGGGAGAATGCCCTTCGCTTTGAGTGCATCATAAAGGAAGATTCTTCCCTTTGTTGTCCACTCAGTGTTATACTTCACGTCATGTCTTCCGTCTGAACGGATGATGTCAACTGCCCTGCTATGAACGTAGCCGCCAGTAAGGAACTGTCCGTACAATATCCACTGACCTCGAACCTTATGCTGAATCTTCATCGATTCCAGTTCCTTGTTCATCTTAATGGCACTCATACCGTAGTCCTGCGCTATCTGGGTGATGGTCATGGTGGCATTGCTCTGCAAGATTTTGTCGTAGTAACTAACTTTTGGGAGCATTTCGGTGATTCTGCTGCCAAGTTCCATGTTTTCTTTGCTGATAGTGACTATCTCTTGCTGCTGCTTGCGGTTCTCCAAGGCTAACTGCTCACGCTCTTCTTCTGCCTTGACCAGAGATTTGAGAGCTTCGAGATAGTTCTGAGGAACGGATGGCTTTTGATGTTGCTCCTCCAGTTCCTTCCATCGCTTAATCAACTTGGCTCTCGCTTCATCGTTGAACTTGGTGGCGATGTAGAGACACTCTTCTTTGTTGAGGGAGTAGCAAGGTCTATCTTGATTGTTTTCATCTTTGTAAGACCCGAGGGAAAATTTGCCCTCGGCTACTTTTTCCCAAGCTGGCTCCATCTTTCGGATGGATTTCATCACATCAGCATGACGCTTGCCAGTAATCTCTGCAATCTGTAGTGATGTCATTCGCTCACCATCTACAATAGTTGAAATTTCATTCATAGGAATCCTCCAGTTTTAAAATCGGGCGGTAGTGTATGAAACAGAAAGTGACAAATTTTTATTTTATACATTATTATATCTACCGTTGCCCGATTGTAGTTTTTATTTTGTACCTTTGCGGTTGACAAATTTTTATTTTAACTTAATTCAATTTCGTATGAAACAGAAAATTTATGAGTACCACTTTGAAGTGGGCGAGAGAGGAAGTCTTATAGATTTGAATCTTGATGCAATCATCAGCGAAGTAGAACGTGATGGCTATACAGTTAAGCAGATTTCAACCTGCTATTCTGATAAGCAATTCCCAAGCAAAAAAGATTATGATGCCTTTATTCATATCTTTTTACTTGCTGAGGAACCTTAACATTTCTTCTGCTTTAGACAACCATTGAGATTTATCTTTGTCAGATTGTTCGTGGTATGCTCTAAATGCTAAGTCCAATCTGATTTTCCACTCCCATAATGGAGCTTCATATATCCAGTTGAAAATTTCTTCAAACTCTGGGCATGAAGCTCCATAGTCACAATATAATATCAACCGTAGGTTCTTTCTAAAGAATAATCTCTTAATCATACTCACCTCCTTCCTAATAGAACACAACCTTTTCGGTCTCGACTCCTCCGAAGTCATTCAAAGCATCTTGCCTGATGTCCTCAGACTGCTTGCTCTGACTCCTAAATGCAAGAGCGTTGAAGATTGTCTCTCTGCAACAACCATATCGCTCGGCAAGTTTTTTTCGTCCTTCAAGCGGAACTTTGATAATTTTTATCTTTTTTGCTTGCATAACTTAATTTTTTGTTGTATTTTTGCTTTTAATAATTAAGCACTTATTGATTACGAGTGCAAAGATAGCAAAGTTTTTCGGAAACGCAAAACATTTTTGGGAAAAGTTTTTCGGATTTGCAATATTTAATTATGATTTAAAAATGTAAAATGTATGGAAATGACTGTATTGCAGAGAGTTAACTATGTAATAGATAACTTTGGAAAGACTAAAAACTATTTCGCAAACGAAATAGGTATGAGTAGTACTACAGTTTGGAGACAATTGAAAGGTGAGCAAGCTTTGTCCTCTAAGCTAATAGAAGGTGTGTTAACTGCTTATCCAGAAGTTTCTGCTGAATGGCTTTTACGTGGAACTGGTGATATACGATTAGAAAAAGAAACTGATATTGCGGAAACGCAAAACAATAAAGCAGATTCCGTCTGGAAGGCTAAGTACGAAGAGTTAGAGAAACGCTACGACCAGCTACTATCCATCTTGGGCGGTAGCATGAGAAAAGCAAATGTTGGATAATTAAAATGTGGTAGGTATGAAAAGATTATTTTTATCTGCATTTATGTTTCTTTGTACATATATAGTATATGCACAGAGTTCTATTTGTGGTGTTCCTTTTGGGCAGTCTTTAGATGTAGCAGAAAGATTGCTGGAATTGAAGTATGGAGAACCAAATAAGACTACATATAATAGCATACAATACGAAAATATTTCTTATGGTGGTTATTACTTTGATTATGCTGACTTTTACTTTCAGGCAGATGTAAATGGAACTTATTTCAACGAATGTCTTTTTATGTCTTTTTACGATGAATTTGAAACAGCTAAACTTAGACGAGAGAGTTTAAAGCAAACTTTGTCTGAGAGTTATGATAATATAATTTCTTATAAAAATGAGCAAGGATTTATTTGTTATAGCTTGGGTGAGTCTCCTGTAAATGATGAGTATTATGGGATATTTGTCAAAGTCGGTAGAATTAAATCTGGGAGATATTTTGTAGCTATTCAATATGGTCCGTATGATTACGTAAAAGAGGAATTTTAATATGAAACATCTTGTATTACTTTTCGCCATCATCCTGATGGCATCATGCAGTAGTTCTTCCAAGAAGTCTGCTGATATAGAACCTGAAAAGAAGGAGTCTGTCGCAAAGTCGGCTGGCTCTGGTGATAATGTGTATATCTGTACTGGCAGTTCATCCAAGCGTTACCATTGCGACCCTGATTGCAAGGGTCTTTCACGTTGCTCAGGAGAGATAGAAGAGGTTAGCGAGGAGGAAGCTGAGGATATGGGCAGGACTCCTTGCAAGATATGTTATTAACTTTCCCAACTAAGAAAAAATATTTTCCCAACTGGAAAAGTAAAATGGCTGAGATAACTAACGAACAGAAGTTGTATGTGCTGCTGGACAATATTCGAGATAAGTCCGAGTATGAGCAGGAGATATGGGGTATTATTTACGACCACGTATCTCCTGATGATGCTTGGAAAGAGGGTGTTGCAGAACTATTGGTGAAGAGCGAATACCTCAACCGAGGGTATGCCTATAGTAACCAAGAATCAAGGGTGGTGTATAGTGTTACCAAGCAGGGCAGGAGCCAGATACCAATCCTTTGGAATGGCAGTATGTTAAAAAAGGAGCATGAGGAGGAAGTGAAGGCTCTAAAAGAAGAATCGAAGTTTAAAAATAGACACGAAAATATTGCCGAGATTATCAAGCTAATCTTGGCGGCTTGTGTCGGTGCTTTGATTCAAAAGATTGCTGATTTATTATTTTAAAATAATTCGGCTATTATAAATCCAAGCAAGAAGCATACAACAAGCTCGAAAGGGTCTGTATCTTTGAATATATCGAATATCTCCATGGAGGCAAAGTTACGATTTTCTCCTGAGAATCAGAAGGAAATTACATAGTTTAACACAATAAAGGCATCGAGTATAATTCCCGATGCCTTTATTGTCATTTGTCGAAGAACTTATCAATGAGTCCTACGGCTTCGTCCTTCTTCTTGTCTATAATCTTAGCGTATATCTCTGTGGTGGCGATGTCTGTATGACCCAGTAGCTTGCTTGTCGTGTAGATGTCGGCTCCCAGTGTAAGCATCATCGTTGCAAAGGTATGTCTGGCACAATGGAAGGTAATCTTCTTCTTGATGCCAGCAGCTTCCACCCATTCCTTAACCGTATAGCATAGGCAGGAGTGCTGAACCAGTCCTTTGAATATCACATCATCCTCTCCCTTCTCAGGCAGCCACTTCATGGCTTCCTTGGAGAGATTGTAGGTGATGTTCTTCTTGGTCTTCGTCATTCTGAGGGTGAGCCTATGCTTTTCTTCTCCACCTTCCGTATATGTCTCAATCTGAGACCATCTTAACTTCCTGATGTCGGAGATTCTGAGACCACAGAAACAAGAGAACATGAAGGCATTCTTGACAAGAGGAAATCGGCATTCCGTCTCAGCCAGCAGCTTCACTTCATCAATGCTCAAAAATTCCCTTTCGGTTTCAATACCCTTAGGTAAATCATCTTTAGATATATCCTGAGCAGGGTTATGCTTGATGATGCCTTCTTCCACTGCAACCTTCAAGACCTTACAAAGGTACTTGTAGTATGTAAGGCAGGAGTTAATATGAAGGTGCTCCTGGCTTTGTCTTCTCATCTTATAGTTCCTGAGGTGCTGCATGAATCCCTTGCAGAAGTTCTTGTCTATATCCTTCATCTGCACTTGGTCACCCTTGTAGAGTAGGAGGTGCTTTTTCAGGATTTTCAGGATTCTGTTAGGGTCGCTGTCTGATGTTGATGTCTTCGCCTTCTTCTCTGCAAAGATGTCGATCACATCAAAGAGTTTCATTTTGCTTTTGTTGGTTTCAAGTCCAGCCAATCCGTTCTTGATGTCGAGCACACGCTGTGCCTTGATAACATTCACTACAGCCATAGTCTCTGCATTCTTTCTTCTCGCCTCAGTTCTGTCTCTTCCCTTTTCGGGCACAAGATATAGTTTGAGGAACTCATACTTACGCTTTCCATCTTGGTAAATATCAAGATAGATGCTCTGGTTTCCGTTTGCCAGTTCCTTGAATCTGATAGTGACTGGCTCTTTTTCGATTGTTTTCTTCCTTCCCATAAGCCTACAATTTAAATCTGCCGCAAATATAAGGAATATTTTTGTTACTGCCAAGGTTTTCGGTAACAAATGAGTAACAAACGAGTAACAAAACTGCTATATATCTACTATATACCTACTAATATCTATCTGTTAAATAATTTGTATTTTTGCATTTTAAAATACTGATATTCAGTTATTTGCATATATAGTAGATATATAATAGATAGTAGTTGTTACTCGGTAGAAAGGTTCCTCTGTAAAAAGTCCATTTTGTCCTTTTGTTATTTGTAAGTTACTGATAATCAGTTAACTATGATTTATCTTATTAGTAACGAGTAACAAAATAGCAACTTTAAATTGTTAATATTTGTGAACTCGTTTGCTATGCTTGGCACAAAGATACAAATTATACTTTATTCACAATCAATCCACAAAAAGACTTTAACTTAGATTAACACTAATACCTATTGTATATCCATTGTATATCTAATAATACCTATTTTCGATTTCTCTTACATTCAACACTTTTTTGCATTTGGTGGTTTCAGAAATTGCTTCTATCTTTGCATCGTCAATGTTGCAGATTGATAGACTAAAGTAGTCCTCCTTTCAAGGCTTTTTTTAAGCCTACAAGATATGAGTCCCTTAGTTCTTGCTGCAACCAAGACTTTGGGACTCTTTTTTTATGTTATGCAGTATATAAATATAACTATAGAACTTTTGAAAGCATACTCTTCAAACAAGAGCATGAAAGAACTTCTTGCGGTTGCTATTTGGATAAAGATGCAGCATAGCAATTCTGTAATGTGGAACGTTACGGAATACAAATTAAGGAAAGGATTACATATATGTAAACCAAAAGCAGAAAGACTTATTCAAGATATGAAAGATAACGGCTTATTTTCAGTTGACGGGAATAAGGTCGTTGTTGCATCATTCCGTGACAACACGAAAAAGTGGACTCGCAAGGGTCGTGAATATCGTGGTGCTATGGTATGTAAGTTTGAAGTGAAAGATTATACCTTGAAGGAACTATTCAATCTTATCAACGAGAAACTATTTGAATTTGAAATTTGTGCTGCTGAGCATAAGGACTGTTGCATGAAAGCACCTGAGGGTGAAAAAGTCGGTGCCAAAGGTAAAGCAATCACGATAAAGCAATTTCAGAAGGCTCTCAATACAAGTAGTAGTTCTGTTTCAAGAATTAAGAAAAGACTTATAGCTTGTGGAAAAATTAACTCTACTCTTGCTGAAAAACATTCCTTTGACATCAGGAATGAGGAAGAAACGAAGAGAACTTTGTTGAGAACGAGAAAACCAAAAGCAGACTTCATTGTCGGCACTCTTGGATTTGTTGTCCTTGCCTGTTCCTATTCTATCGCTGATAGAGCGGTGTCGGACGGATTCAGACATCTTATCTATGGCAAGCAGAGTGATAAGGTTATTCAAAGAGACATGAGTATTGGAGGAATCCCTGACGGATTTTTCTGTTAATTTCTTATGTGTTTATTCTGGTAGCCTACATTGAAAGAAAGAAAATATATAATAAACTATTAGTTATGGATAAGCCAACTTATGAAAAGTTCAAAAGATATTGTGTATCTAAGAACTATGGAACTGATAAATTCATCAAAAGTCTTTATGATTATCTTGATGATAGAAAATGGAAGAAGGCAAATGGAGAAGAACCTGTAAATTGGATGATTCTCACGGATGCCAATTATGGAGTGTTCAACGCTAAAGGGAAATTTTCTAAGACTATCAGAGAAAAAATGGCTGAAAAGTCGGAAGATTTCGACCCAGTTGAGCCATTCCCTGATAATGGCATGAACTATGTTGCCTATACGGATGGAAGTTGTGATAATAATTCTAAGTATAAGGCTGGAGGTTCGGCTTACATCGTGTTGAAGGATGGCGATATTGTCAAGATGAAGAATCATGGCAGATTGCAGACAACCAACAACCGTATGGAGTTGCTTGCTATCATCAGTGCAGCTAAGTCTTGCCCAGATAGTTCTTATCTTGATGTTTACACAGATAGCCAGTACTGCATACTTGTGTTGGGGAAGAGCACTCCACCAAAGAAGAATCCTGACCTCTACGAGTTGTACAAGAAATGCTCTGCTCATTTGGCAGGAGTTCGTTTTCACTGGGTGAAAGGTCATAATGGTGACAAGTACAATGAAATGGTTGATAGCTTGGCTTATGGCGCATATTGCGACATTTGTGACCAATATAACATCGAGAAATCAAAAAGACATTAAAATTTTGGCTTATGGAACTTGATATATTGATTAGAAGTGCCCTGAGTGATGCCAAGTGGTTAATTGCGAAGGGCGGCACCGATAGGGCAAGAGGTTGTCGCTGATAGTGATAAAAAAGGGGAGTGCTCACGCATTCCCCATTGTCGTCCTGATAATCTTTAAACCTTAATCAAAAACCTATAACTCTAAAAACTTATGAAAACATTGTATTAAACAACACTAACCTTCTTCCTCTGACATCTGTCTCAACTTCTCCGTGAGGGCATTGTGAACCTCACGCTTATCGTCAAGAGTGACAGTCTGTAATTTAGGGCAGTTGAACTCCAATATCTTAGTGAATGATGTGACCTTATCCTTCGGTTCACAACGATACCAAGCAGCAACGAAGTCTTCCCATGCTTCTCTTGTAAAGTCAGCACACAACTTACGAAACTCCTTTGTGATAGGAGACTCGTAGCCTTTCTGTTTACCTCCAGTCTTTGCTCGACCTTTCTCGAACTGACCTTTTGTATTTCTGTCTGCTGCCATTTTCAAAATTATTTTGCTGCAAAGTTAGCTATATCCTGATATGTGTAAACCTTATCCGTTAACTTTGTGAAATTGCAGACACCTTAATTAATAGATAAGATTACTATTAAATAAGGTGTGATTATCTTTGTATCATTATTAATAATTTTAATTTCATATATATGATTGGTACATTAATAGGTGCTGGGCTTGGGCTTGCAAGCAGTATCGCTGGCGGTATAGCTAACCGTAAGGCGAGGAAAAAGCAGGAGCAGATGCTTGCCCAGCAACAGAGAGATAATCAGGCATGGTATGACAGGAAATATAATGAAGACCCTACCAAACGTGCCGATACAGTGCGCTTGCTCACTCAGATGCAGGAGCAGATTAAGAACAGAAACAGAGCAGCTAAGGGCAGACAAGCCGTAATGGGAGGTACAGAAGACTCTACTACTGCGGTGAAGGAGGCGAACAACAAGACTCTTGCTGATACGACCTCTCAGATTGTAGCTGCAAACGAAGCTCGCAAGGATGCTATCGAACAGCAGTATCAGCAGAATAAGCGTTCAATTCAGGGACAACAGATGCAGATGGAAGCCGAGAAGTCTGCTGATACTGCTAACGTTGTAGCTGGTGTGGCTGGTACTGCTGCTAATATCGCTGCTTCGCTTGATAGTGGAAGTGGAAGCAGCAAAGCTCCTAAACGTCCTGACGTGGCATCGCCTACCGATACTGAAATGGCTAACTTGGATGCCAAGGTTGGTGCGATTCCTAACCAGCATCAGGTAGCGAGTGACTTGAATGATATGGTTGGTGACAATGAACCAAAGAAAGTCAAAGCATAGCCTATGAAAGCATCAGATATGTTACGTAACAACAATGGCTTGAAGACTACACAGAGTGTACTCAACAAGCAGCAGAGTGGTGTGGACGCTGCTCAAAAGACGAGTCCTGAGCAGATGAATATGAGCACCGCACAAGCTATGTTGCAAGGGAAAGGAGAGCAACTTACTCCTCCAAAGGATGCGCACGAACAGGCTGCAAGGATGAACCAGCAGACTGCTGAGGGTATGCTCAATGGCTCTATTCCTACAGACAAGCCTTCCGTTCCTATCGTTAAAAAAGAGGAGCAGAAGCCTCAGCCTAAGCAGCTATCCTATGCAGATATGTATAAGATGCTGAATCCTGAGCGTGAAGAGACTGCTGAGCAGAAGGCGAACAGAGAGAAGAAGGAACGTACCAAGGCTCGTATCGCTGCTTTAGGTGATGGTCTCCGTGCGCTATCCAATATCTACTTCTCTACAAAGGGTGCCAAGGTGGTACACAATCCTGAGTCGGATATGACTAAGGTTGTGAACAAGCGTAAGGAATACATGGATGCTCAGAGAGAGAAGAATCGGGCGGCTTGGTTGACTGGCTATCAGAGGGCGATGGCTCTTGATGAGGAAGCTCGAAAGAATGACCTGACTCTTGCAGAACAAATCAGGTATCACGATATGCAGAACGAGATTAACAAGACGAAGAACGACCAAGGTCAGCAGAGAATCGACCAGGGCAACAGAAGGCTCGACTTATCGAAGATGAAGTATCAGACTGATGCAGATTACAAGAAGGCGGTCTTGACTATCAAGAAGGCTCTGGCTAATGGTCAGATTTCACACTGGCAAGCACAAGAAGCTATTCAGCGCATGAATGCTGAGACAGGTCGTATGCGTGCCAACAAGTCGTCGGGCGGTGTCAGTAAAAGGACTGGCTCCTACTCAGGAGAGGTAGATGAGTACATGGATTTGATGGAGAAAGACCCTGAGGGCATGGCTGAGGCAGCAAGGGAAGTGAAGAAGATGGGTTACTCACCGAAGACTGCTGCTGGAAAGAAGGCTCAGAAGATTGCCTATCAGCGTAAGCATGGTAAGGGTAAACAGAACCATAAGCCATCATCCAATAATGGTGGAAAGAAGAAAACTGGTGTGAACTGGTAGTGTTAACATACAAATATAATTATCATGGCAGAAAGACCATTATACACATTATATAAGAATCTGAAAGCACAGAACTATGATGTGCCTAACGATTACAATAAGTTCGAGAGTGCCCTGACTAGAGACGGAAAGAGCGGTGCTGATAATAGACATGCTATCTATAATAACTTGAAGGCTCAGAACTTCGATGTTCCTGATACTTATGAGCGTTTCTATTCTGCACTCTTTGAACCTCGTAGTAAGACTTCATCAAGAGCGAAAGGCGGTAGTGTTCCTATGAGTGCTGCTGACCGTGCTCGTTTCTCGGCTGGAGCAGCAGCTATCTCGGCAAGCGCAAAGCAGATAGCTAATAATGCTGGAAGGTACAACCGACTGAAACAACGCAAGCAGAAACAACAGAAGGATTTCGGTCGTGTTAACTTGGGTACACACCTGACTCCTTATGGCGGTGATGCTAACAATGTGGTGAAGGATGAGTTTGCTTACAATCCTGAGACTGGCAAGGCTGGCGCATACGTAACGTCTGACAATGAGAATGCTTACACACAGAGTGATGCTGAGCAGAAACAGAATCTATTGGATAAGTATGGGGAAGAATGGAACAATGCAGTTGATATGGGTATTGTTCCTTCTGAGTTGGATAAGGCTGACCCTGATTTGTCTGACACAGATGTTGCGATGAGGCAAATGGAGAGAAGGCAAGAGTGGCTTAATGAGAATCAGGACAGACGTTCTAATGAATTGAATGAGTCTATGCACTTGCAGGGTTCTCCTTTTGTTGCATCTGGTGGAGCAGTTGCTCCTTCATCATTCAATACATCTATAGGCAATGAGGCAAACCGATTGTCTGATGTAGAGTATGGTGCTTATAATACTGCCAAGTCTTATAATCAGATGTTGCGTACCACTCTGCTTCAGGAGTTGAAGGAACAAAAGCAGAGAAGTGAAAATGCTGGATGGTGGAAAGATAAGTGGAATGATGTTTCCAATTATTTTGGTGGAATGCTTGATACCATGCTTGACCCGAAGCTGTATTCTCAGGGTGTTATGGATGCAGCTATGGCAAACAATATGCTACAAGTAAAGAAAGGCATGGAAGACGGAACGATCAAGAAAGGTTCCAATGCTGGAAATGCCGCACAAGTTATGCTTAGTGCTATTCAGCAGCAACAAGGAGAAGCTGCTAAACAACAGCAGTATGGCACAAAGGCTTATCAGTATGGAGACATGAGCGGTCGCTCCTTAAAGTTTATGGCAGACTTTGCGTTAAGCGGCTGGAGAAATGTTATGACTACTGGTTTTACTAAGGCAGGAGAAAAGGTTGGAGAGAAAATGGCTCTCGGTGCTCTTGGTAAATGGTTTACTAAGAATACTGGTCGTGTGCTCGGTGATATAGCTGGTAGTGCAGCCTTGGCAGCAACCAATCAACTCGGTTCTACATATAATAATGTGATAGAGCGTTATGTCGGTATGAACAACGAAAATGGTGGTGTTACACAAGACAATGATGGCGATTTGAAATTCAATGAAGGTGTCAGTCTTGGTAAGGCTATCAAGGATGGCTTTGGCTCTGCCACGATAGAGAACTTTTCTGAAATGTTCGGAGAGTATCTGCCTGGTGCATCTAAGTTGTTGTCTAAGTTGGGTCTTTCAAAAGTATCTTCCTTCTTTGAAAAGATAGGCAATAATGCTTACTATAAATGGTTGAGCAACGCAACAAACAAGTCTGGAATACAAGGTGTGATGGCTGAGATTTCAGAGGAGGAGTTTGGTACTGCCCTTCATGCAGCATGGGGCGATGGAGACGGAAGTTGGAGTGACTTCAATGTTTTCACGAATCCTGATGCCAGAGAAAAGCAGATTGATACTTGTCTTGGAATGTTCTATTCTGTTGGTTTCATGCAGGCTCCTCGAACTGCTGTTGGTGCTATAAATGCTGTGCGGTATTTCAACATCAAACATCAGGTTACCAAGGCAGACAAGTTTGGTCAGATGATGTTCAATGACAAGTGGGATGAAATCAAAAGCAAGATTGATGTAACAACAAATGCAGACTTGACTAAAACGGTCTTGGATGCTACTCGCTCAGACTCCATGACTGCTAAGCAGAAAGATGCGGTTATCAATTATGCTATGTTCCTAAGTAAACTTCGTGGATTCAATCAGGCAGCAGATGCTAAGACAAAAGATAAGGTTGAAGAAGGTGATACCGCTCCGACATTATCCAACGACCTTGATGATGCTTACACAGAAGGTCACAATGCTGATGATACAGATAAGCACAATATCCAGTTGGAGCAGAACGACAAGGCGAATGAACTTGCAGCCATGTTGCATATTACTCCAGAGCAGCTACATGATATGGCTGATGAAGACTTGGAGGCTATGACTGGTCAGGATGATAAACTTGACCAAGCTATCTACGATTACCAAGTATCTACTGCCAAGTATCAGGGTGTGATGGATGGAGCACAAGATAAAGTTGATATGGCAGCGCATCAGGCGGCTATGGAAACAGATAACATGACTGACCTGAGTCGTGGAACCGTCCGTAAGGCTACCATTAAAGCTACTGGTGGTGCAGAAGACTATGAGGTCTATATTATCAGCGGTAATATTGCTACCCATGATGATGGCTCTATTGATGTAGGCAATAGCGATGATATGATTATCTACTATGACCCGACAACTGGCAGAAAGGAACACGCTGATGCAATGATGTTTGCTGACCTCATTGAAGAACTCCCTGCTGATGATGTGAAGACTCAGGCGGTGGCTGACGCTAAGGAAAACGCTATCAAAGAGATTGCTGGTATCATTGACGGAACTGTTGATGTTGGCTCCCAGTTTACCGTGACTGATGCAGACGGAACAGAGCATACATACGAGGTGCTTGCTGATAATGGTGATGGTACTGCTATGATTACGATTGATGGTAATATCCCTACTGAACTCGTCAAGGGTGAGACTGTGCAGATACCTTATCCTCTTGCTGACCTGCAACAGATGAAAGACCTCGAAGACCAGAAGAGACTGGAAGCTGCCAAGGCTGAACGTGAGCAGATGGAGAAGGAACGTGCTGCCCAACAGACTGAGGAGACTCAGCCATCATTTGACTTCAACCAGATTATTAATGATAATGGTAATGTGGTACTCGTTGATGTACTCGACAAGGATGGCAATACCAAATATCCTGACTCTAAGTTGTTCCTCATTCGTGATACTGGTGCCAAAGCTAAGGTCGTTGAGTTGAAGGATGATGGTACAATCGTTCCTCATGCTGTCAATAAAGAAGATGTGGCTACTATCTCTTCCATGTCGCTCGATGAATACAAACAAGCTATGCCTGAATCCTCAATGATAGAGGGCAATAGTGGAGAGAATAGAGGTGGAATAGAGGCTGAACCTACAACAATAGAGGATGAGACAACTCCTGATGTTGCAGAGGATACAGAGACTACTGCTCCTGCTGAGGAGAATGCAGAGGAGACAGAACAGACTCCTGCTATGACTCTTGAAGATGGAACCATCGTCCCTATGCTGGAGGATGGCAATCCTGACTTCTCGAAGCTGACTGCTGAACAGACTGCTGAGTTGTATGACTCCCAGTTTGGTGATGATGCAGATAGCGTAATCAGTAGCTGGGTATCTGAGGCAAAGAAGGCTCTTGACAAGGCGAACAACATGACTGTGAAGGGTAAGACTTTTATTGAGCAGAAGGCGGCTAAGGATGCTAAGGAGAAGGCGATTGCTGATGCTCAGGCTGCTTATGACTCTGCTATCGCTATCCGTGATGCTTATAACAACAGACAACTTGCCAAGGCTGAGGGAACTCCTGAGGGAAGAAGGTCTCTCGTTGAGAAGGCAAGAAGAAAGTTCGCTCGCTTGAAGAGTGCGGTAAAGGATGATGCTGAGGCGGTTTCACAACTCTATAGAGAAACCATCGGCTCTCTTCTTCATCGTCTGTATGATGGCACTGGCATTGATGTGACAGATACTGTTCCGCTTACTGCTGAGGAGTATGTGGCAAGCAATCTCGGTGCTCACTCTCTCAACTATGAGGGCAACGAGACAAGCAAGGGTGTTAAGCAGGAGACTGGATTGAGTAGAGAAGATTTTGCCAAGACTCAGTTGCTCGCTGCTGATGGCAAGGGAACTACCATTGATGCACTCGTTCATAGCCTGTGGGATAATCGTCCATCCAATCTTGAATCTCTCGATACACAAGATATTCGTAATGCCCTTATTGATGTACTCACAAGTGGGTTCAAAGCTTCGGAAGCAAGAAGTTATATTGAGAATATCCGTATCGCTCAGGCTGAAAAACTTCTCGAAGAGCAGGAACTTGCTGCTGAGAATGCTGCATACGCTGAGCAACAGAAGGCTAAGGAAGAGGAAGAGAAGAAAAAGGCTGAATTGGAGAAGAAAGCAGAAGAGGAAAAGAAAAAGGCAGAATTGGAGGGCGAGGAAACAAATCCACTTGCCAAGCGTATTACCGAGACTGATGAGGAATTTGAGTCTGATGGCGAGTATGGTACAATCTATAATAAGGTATATCTGATTGATGGAGACAAGAGAGTAACAAAAGTGGATGAACCTGACGCTAAGGGTAATTACACTGGCTCCTACTATATGTATGATGGCAAGAGATTTGGTGACTTGTTTGAGGTGGCTGATTACATTGACGGAAAGGCTGAGGAGAAAAACTTCCCTAACAAACTAAAGGAGGGAAGTGAGACTATTGAGGTTCCTGAGGATGCTACGGACGAGAATCCGCTTGGTCAGCAGAAACCTGAGGAAGAATTGCCTTTCTCTGCTAAAGATAATGGTACACAACAGACTTCTTCTGAGCGTGCTGCTGACGTAGAGAAGAATAAGGTGGACGATATTAAGGTCGTTGACAATATCGTTGGTCAGAAGACTCGCAAGGCTTTTGAGAGACTGGCTAAGATGATGGGCGCAAACATTCAATGGCAGTACTCCGACAAGATGGGTAATGGCTGGATTGAGGAGACCAAGGACGCTGATGGAAACGTTCATCGTACCATCTTCATCACTCTCGATTCTTCCATCACGGAAGGTGCCCAGTTTATCTTCGGTCACGAAATGACTCACCAAATCAAGAACCTGAACCCTGCTGCATACAATGAGTTGACTCAGCTTGTTCTTGATACCTATGGCTCTGATGCCTTCGACAAGGCGGTGGACGAGACTATGCAGAGATATTCCGATGCAGGATTCTCTGGTCGTGAAAGAGATTACTATGGAGAGGAAGTTGTTGCTGATGCAGTAGGCGAAATGATACGAGACCTCAACTTGGCTCATACTCTCGCTATGAAGATGTCTCATCCTTTGCTCGCTGCTATCCATGAGATATTGCAGAAGATTAAGTTGGCATTCTTTGGTACAGAGTATAGCGATGTGACCAAGAACATCATTCGTTCTATCGAACAAGCATACGTGAAGACTGCCAATATGGAAGCTGCTAATGCTGCTACTCAGGAAGGTGAGGAAGGACAGAGATTGTCTTTACGTACAAAGCCTGAGCCAAAGAAGACTCAGAAGGTGTACAAACTGATGAGACTTGGAGAAGACGGAAAGCTATATCCTCTCTTCATCGGTAGCGGTGAAGCTATAGAACTCGGCAAATGGTATGATGCAGACTCTCCTAAGTTGCAAGACTTGACTAATCTATCATCGAAAGATTATGTCGGTACAAGAACTGCCAAGAAGGATGGTGCATCCGTGAAGGAAGAGTACCATTATGGTGCATATATCGTCAACAATAATACTGGCGAAGCGATGTCGCTGGCAGACTTTAAGGCTAAGTATAGCAAGCAGTTTGCAAGAATGGGCAACAATCCAAACAAGAAAGCGGTGGATTGGGCTACAGACAATGGCTACAGATGGATAAAGATTGAGGAAAAGAATCAGGGGCAGAGTAGATATGGTGGTGAAGCTCGCAGCTACTATAACTATGGCATCAATGGTTCTGGCTCTGTTTCCATCTTCGCTATGAGACCAGGCTGGCACGCTGGCTCCCTTCCTACCATGAGACAGATAGGCAAAGGTAGTGCCAAGAATCTTCGTGATGATACCTTTGTATGGGTGGAAGGTGAAATTCCTGCTGAGATAGACTATAATGAGGAAGCACAGAAGAATGCCGACAAGGATATTCCTGACCACATTCCAACTGATGGCTACTATCTTAAAGCTACAAATGCCAACAAGGAAGCATCACAAGCGGATAAGGTTGGATGGTATGTGGCTGGTGCTTTCAGAGCAAACCGCATCATGTCCGACAAGGAGACAAGAGATATTATTGATGAGTGGAATGCTGCTCACCCAGATGATAATGTGGAGTACGATTGGAAACGAGAGAGTGGTAAGGATTTCAATGCAGAGACAATGAGTCTGGAGGACACTCCCAAGTTCAGTCTAAAGGTATATCATGGTAGCGGTGCTGATTTCACTGAGTTTGACTTCGACCACATGGGCGAGGGTGCCGGCTCACAAGCATTCGGTTGGGGCGGTTATGTAACATCTTCAGAGAAGATTGGAAAGAGTTATGCTGGTTTGACTATTAAAAATAGATTCCCAAGCGAATACGACACGGCTCAGAAACAATATACGTTAAGTCATGTTGAGACATTTATTTTAGAAGGTTCTGATAAAAATGAAGCTATCCAAAAAGTTAAAGGTCTCTATAATGATTCTTTGGATAAAATAGAACATGAGCATCCTGAAAATAATTATGCTATCTCTAATTTGAAAGAGAGAATAGAGACATTAGACGAAATGGAAAAAGGAAAACTTCCTATTCCTACAATGTCTCTCTATGAGGTAGATATACCTGATGATAATGGTAGCAACTATATTGAGTTCTACAAAGATGCTACTCCTGAGTTTAAAGAAAAGATTAAGAGCGTGTTGGCAAATGGTCTCCCTTCTGAGTTGAAAGAAATGCCTGAGTACAAAGAGGCTGAACGGAAATTCTATGAGGAGAACGGAACGGATGAATCGTTTGAGAAGTCTCTTATTGATGATGCTCTGTTTGAGTTGGAGCGTAGAAAAAGTAATGGTGATGCTTATAATGCGTTGTCTGTTGCTGTTGGCGATAAGTTGGCAAGTAAAATTCTTTCTTCGCTCGGATATACTGGCATCAAATATCCTGCTGGAACCATCATGGGTGGTGCAGAGGAAAATGATACCAACTATGTTATCTTCAAGCCTGAGGATATGAAAATTACCGAATATACCAAGTTCTCTCTTCGCTTGAAGTCTGCTATTGACGAAACTGAAACCAACCCATCTGACGCTCAGAAGGAGAGTGGAAACTACAAGAAGGGACACATCAAGTTCGGTGGCTACGATTACACAATCGAAAATCCAAAGGGTTCTATTCGTTCAGGTAAGGATGCCAATGGCAAGGAGTGGAAAGTGACTATGCACGATACCTATGGCTATATCCGTGGCAAGTTTGGCAAGGATGGCGACCATCTGGATATGTTCATCAATGACAAGGCAGACCTTGATAATTGGAATGGTGATGTGTTTGTCGTTGACCAAGTGAATCCTGATGGCTCGTTTGATGAGCATAAGGTTATGTATGGCTATGACTCCATGAGTGATGCAGAAAAGGCTTATCTCGCTAACTATAGCAAGGGATGGCAAGGTCTTGGCGGTATTACTGGAGCAAGCAAGGCTGAGTTCGACAAGTGGCTTGATACGAGCAATCGTAAGTTAAAGCCATTTGCAGACTATGCTAAGGTAAAGTTCTCGCAAGCGCAGTCTGTAGAAGAACCTCGTTACTCGTTGAAGGATATAAAGCCAGTAGGTGTTGGTTCTTTCGGAAATATATACAATCAGTTCCGTGGTAAAGCTAAAGCAGCTATAGAGTTTTTGAAGAAACTTGGTAGCGGTGAGGCAACTGCTGCACTACATCATCATACTATTGGTGATATATCTTTGGTATGGGGAGATAAAAAGACTGGTCTTGATAAGATTCTGAGAAAGCATCCTGAGGTCGTTGACAATTTGCAGTCTATCATAGATAGTATGGAGGTTGTTCAAGAAAGCGACAATCGTGTCAAGTTGGAATCGCCTACACACTTTGCTGTTGTAAGTAAGGAGTATAAGGGTGAACCTAGAGAACAATGGTTGTTGACTGCATACGAGAAAAGAGAATCCTTGGAAAATGGCAAGAGTATGGACACTGCCACTTCTTCGTTGGGAGGTGACACAGCTCTCTCCCAATCCAAGGGTTCTGCTGCAAAGATAGACAATTCTTCTGAAACTTCCAAGGGAAATGGAGAAAAGTTTTCTTTGAAGGATGAAAAAATCAAAAGTGTTGCAGAAAAGTTTGGAGTAAATGAGGATGACGTTGCTATGTATGCGAATGCAGTTGAGAAAGGTTCTACTGCTGAGGCTGCACGTGCCAGAGCAAACATAAAACGATATTTATTGCAGGCAAATGAAGACAAGATTTCCTCATTTAAGGATATTATTAAGTACACCAAACCTATAAATGAAGCCTTGAAAGAGAACTTCGGTGACCTTGACGCTATGATTGAGGAACGAAGAAAGCAGGTGGAGGCGCAGCGTAATGCTATGGAAGCTGCAAGAAAAAGAGCGCAGGAAGAGGAAGAGAAGAGACAGAAACATCTGGATGAACTCTCTCTGATTCCAACTGATGAACTTGATAAGCGTTATATGGATGCCATTGCTAATAATGATGAATCAACGGCAAGGGAAATGCTTGATGAATCAGCTAGACGCAAGGGTTATGGTGACGTTGATAGCGATTACCAAGGTCAGGGAGCGTGGGCTGCTCCATCAAATCCTCAATATGAGTCAGATGAGGCAAGAAGAGCCGACATAGAAAACTCTCCTGATGTAAACTTGGAAGATATTGCATTAGGCTATAGTTTGCAGCCTGATGATTATTTCGACAATCCAAGAGCGTATATGAACAATACTGCTTATGGATTGGAGTCTGCTCATGTTATAAAGAATGCACTTGATGCCATTAAGAATGGCGAGAAAGATGTTAAGGTTAAGGTTTATCGTGCCGTTCCTACTTCTGTAAAGGAAGGAAAGTTGCGTAATGGTGACTGGGTTACTCCTTCAAAGAAGTATGCTGAAATGCATGGTGACAATAGATTGGAAGGAAAATATCGTATCATTGAAGACGAGGTTCCTGCAAATCAATTATGGTGGGATGGCAATGATGCTAACGAGTTCGGCTTTGATGATGGCAAGGAATACCGATATAAGAATGCCAAGAATAATCGTAAGTTGAATGACCTCATAACTTATGATAATAAAGGCAACGTGATACCTCCTTCCAAGCGTTTCAATTCTCGCAAGAGTGATATCCGTTTCTCTCTGAAAGCAATGATGGAGAAACCTGAGGGATGGAAACAAGCCAACAAGAAGACTATTCATATTGCAGAAGCTATTGAGCGTGACCCTAAGTTTTCTTTGAAGAACCTTGATGGTACTCTCATTAAGGCTGGAACCTACTTTAGCGGTGGCGGTCTTGTTGAGGAAGGCTTGAAGGGTATCATAGACCCAGTGGTGGCTGTGGAGTATGACGAGAAGATAAGCGGTGTATATCGCAACAACTTCGGTCAGCATATCGTTACTGCTGATGTCCGTGATGTTGACCCTAAGGAGTTGGTCAAGCAGATAGATGGTGAGGTGGAGTACTTCCATGCCAGTCCTGTCTGCAAGAACTATTCTCAGGCGAAGAGTAACCATGCCGAGTTAGAACTTGACAAGGAGACTGCTGCAAGTACTTCCGACTTCATCAAAGCTATAAAGCCAAAGGTGGTGACCATTGAGAACGTGAAGGGCTATAAGGATTCCGATGCCATGAAGACTATTACCGATGCTCTGGATGCCAACGGCTACACTTGGGATGCTGATGTGTATAACGCTGCTGACTATGGTGGCTACACCAACCGAGAGAGATTGATTGTCCGTGCGGTTCGTGATGGCAAACTCCCTGATAAGCCAAAGAAGATGGCACATAAGAGTGGATGGTATGAAGCTGTGGCTGATATTATCCCTACTCTGACCGAGAAGAAGAATGGTGTGGCTCCTTGGATGGATATTCGCTTGAAGGCTGATGGAATAGACTGGAGAAACATAGACAAGCCATTGTATGTGATGGGTAGTGCCTATGCTGACGGAAAGATTCCTCATGCCTTCGCTGATGAACTCCTGCCAACTCTCCGAACCAAGAGTGGTGATGTGATTGTGATGCCTGATGGTAAGGTATATCGTGCCATGGGTAGAGTGCTCGCAAGAGTATCAGGAGTGAGCGATGATTACAAGATGCCATTCTCTGAGAATCTGAGCCATACCATCATCGGCAACGGAATCCCTACCCAGTTGACGGAACATGTTATTGCTCCTCTGCTTACTGGTTCTAATCCTAAGTTTAGTCTTAAAAAGATAAATAACGTTAAAGATTCTCGTATTATTCCTACAGATGTGGATAAAAGAGTATCTTCGCAGATAGAAAAGAAGTATGACTCTGCTATCAAGGAAGTAATGAATAAGGTTGCAGAACGTGATAAGAGACTTGTATCTAATTATATTGAGCAAGACTTATCTGATTTCTCCAAGATGCGCAGAGAGGATATTAATCAAGAACTGAAAAGCAATGAGAACTGGAGACGGAAAAACTTACGAGAAGAGAATCGTGAGGGAAGTACTTATGGAATTACAGATGCGAGACATCGAATTACCGAAGCTACAGCAGAACGAGAACTGGAGTATAGAGACGTTAGAGCAAAGTATCTCTCAGAAACTTATGGATTGCAGGGAGGAAGACAAACCTCTCTTGATATGGTTGATAGAGCGTTTGAAGATACACTTGGAAACGAAACAAATAGAGGAGAATTACGTGAACTCTATAGAAAAGCGAGGAAGATTTTAGTTCAGGTTGGTGCTGAGTTTGGTGGTGTTTCCAATGCTAAGCAAGAAGGTGACTTGGGTTTTGCAGGTACAGATAGAGATATATCTCTATTCATTGACACAATGACCAGAACATCTACACCACAATCAGAGTTGGCTCACACTATCCTTCACGAAATGATTCATCAGGCAACCGTTGGTTCTATCAATCTCGTAAAGAAAGGTATGGCTGATGGTATGCTTACACCTAAGCAGATTGAAGCTGTGAATACCATCATTAATACTTATGATGCGTATAAGGCTGACCGAAGACTGGTTTGGGAAGAAGACAACTATCGTGATTATGGAGGTAAGGATGAGTATGAGTTTGCTGCTGAAATGGCTGATGCCAAGCAGAGAAGAATACTCAGCATTCCTTATGGAGAAAGAATCCTGAATGCAGCTAATGAGTTGAAGAGGGTTGGTGATATTTCTTTATGGCAAGCTATCAAGAATGCTCTGAGAAGGCTCTTTGAGGTCTCAGACAAGTCAAAGATGGATAAGGCTCTCAGTGACATCATGGATGATTTCAATAAGAATATTGATGATATTTCCATGAACAATATCGAACAGACAGATTTCGGTCTGAATGGTAATACCCGATTCTCCTTGCGCTACGACCAGTTCGAGCATGACCTGAACCAGTGGAAGAAGGATAATAATCTGCCAAAGGATGCCCAGCGACCATCCATCCCACAACGTAACGCTGGTGAGAGTGCCGTTGACTTCCTGAGGAGAGTGGACGACTACCGCAAACAGATGGCTCTGTGGAAGACTGCTCCAACCTACGAACAGCATCTTCTGAGTGATGATACTGCCCTTGGAGAGTTCAACCGAGAGTTGCAGCGTGGTTCTGTTCTGAAACGTATCGCCTTCCAAGATAGTATGCTGGCTATCCGCAAGGCTCAGGAAGCAATCATGAAGGAAGTGGGTGTTGACCGCCTGAATATGGCTGAGGATGCCTATACTGCCGAGAACAGAAGTCATGGCAAGGGTAAGAATGAGTTCGAGGAATACAACAACGAGTTCTTGCAGCCACTCAGAAAGGCTTATCATCAGATGAAGAAGGTGCTTGGTGATAGCTACGATAATGTGCGTATCTACATGATGGCTAAGCATGGCTTGGAGCGTGATGCACAGATGGCATTCAAGAAGTCTTTGGAAGCTGACTATGAAGATGTGGCTCAGAGAAATGCTGCATACAAGGCTTACAAGGGAGACATGAACCGAATGGGTAATGATAGCGGCTTTGAACTTGGATATATAGACTTCAATACTTGGAGACAGAAAGATGATGCGCTCAGGGCACAATACTCTCCATCCTATATGAACTATCGTTATGATAAGATGGGTATCGCTTACGATTACTCAGGCTTGTCTGCTCTATTTGATGGCTCAGACTTCGAGGAAGCTGCCCACAAACTGATAAAGGATATTGAGAGTAAGTATGTAACCGAGACTCACAACCTCTGGGACGCAACGAATGCGGCTACCAAGAAGATTCTCCGTGATGGCTACAAGGCTGGCATGATGAGCAAAGATACTTATCAGTATGTGCGTGATATGTATAGCCATTATATTCCTCTCCGTGGCTGGGATGGCACTACTGCCGACCAAGTATGGGACTATATCGGCGGCGGCAAGGGTGCGTTTAATCAGACTTTGAAGAAGGCACACGGACGAACCTCTATCGCTGACGACCCTATCGCTTACATCGAGAACATGGCAGAAAGTGGAATCCTGCTGAACAACAAGAACTGGGTGAAGCAACACCTGATGCTCTTGGCTCAGAATCATCCAACTTCCCTGCTGACCCTGAGCAAGGCTTGGTACGTGAAGAGTGTGGATGATAACGGCAACGAGGAGTGGATTCCTGCTACACCTCAGATTACTTCTCAGATGAATAGCAATCAGGTGAAGGCTGCCATTGATGCTTTCGAGCAGAAGATGGAGCAGATGGCTCAGACTGGCGATGCTACTCAGAAGAGAGACGGACTTAACATTGCCTATCCTCAGACTCACAGCGAGGAGAGAGAACATGAGGTAAGAGTGATGAAGGATGGCGAGGAGTACGTTATCTATGTGAATGGTGACCCTCAGTTGGCTCAGGCGATGAACAATACAAGAGCACACCGAGTAAGAGAGATTCAGAGCGGCAAACTGGATAGGGCTGCTGCTTGGTTGGGCAGAAAGATGGCTGCTGCCTATACCAGTCTTTCACCTCTCTTCATTCCTTCCAACTACTTCCGAGACCTGACCATGACGCTGGCATCTACCGCTATTCGTGAGGATGCAAAGTACAACTATCTGCTCAGAAAGAATCTTGCTACCTCTTGGAATCTCGGTTTCATACTGAGAGACTATCAGAACGGCAAGTTGAGAGATAAGGTAAACAACGGAAACGCTACTCCTAAGGAACAGATGTTCTATGACTTCATGATGAATGGTGGAGAGACTGGCTTTGTATCTTCGCTTGACGTGGAAGACTTGAAGAAGAAATTCAAGAATGACTTGAAGGATTTGGATAGATGGAAGGCGAACCCAGTAAAGGTAGGACACACCATCATGGATGGCATTGAGTTCCTGAACAGAGCAATCGAGGATAGTAACCGATTTGCGGTTTACATGACCTCTATTCAGTATGGACGTTCCATTGATGAGGCTGTGAATGATGCCAAGGACGTGACCCTGAACTTCAACCGCAAGGGTACTGGCGAATATGGCTGGCAGATGATTAGAAACCTTTATCTCTTCATCAACCCAGCGGTACAGAGTTTGCAGACCTTGGGTGCGCTTGTCAAACATCATCCTTTCAAGTTCACGGCTGTTACTGCATCATGGTTGGCGAGTGGTGTGCTGGTTCCTATCGTCAATGCAGCCCTGATGAGTCTGTTGGGTGGTGATGATGATAAGGATAAGTACTGGCAGTTCACCAAGTGGGATAGACGAAACAACCTTATCATGTGGATTCCTTTCACCCATGAGTATGTGAAGATTCCGCTTGCTCAGGAGTTCCGTGCTTTCTATGGAATAGGCGATATGATTGCATCCAAGATGATGGGTGGCGAGTTGGCTGAGGAGAGTTGGAGCCAGTATGGTGAAGACTTGCTCGGTCAGGTGGTGGATATGCTTCCGCTCGACCCGACTGGATATGACGGAAATATTGCGGTCAGTCTGATGCCGAATGCTATCCGTCCAGTCTTTGAGTTGGCTTTCAATGTTGATTTTACTGGTAAGCCATTATTCAAGGAGACAGAGTACAATAAGTATGACCCGAACTTTACCAAGGCATACGTGGGCACTCCTGATTGGTTGGTTCGTGCATCCAAGATGGTTAACTCAATCGGAAACGACTATCCTGATGTGCAACAGAATAGCATTGATGCCTTTGGTGACCCAAGATACAATCTGAATAACCCTGCTGTGGTTGACCATGTTTTGTCTTCTTATCTCGGTGGTGCTTACACCATGGGAAGTCAGGTGCTTGGTGTTCTTACCAAGTCACTCAATGACCCGAAGGAAATCAAGGTGGCTGATATTCCATTATTCAGCAAGTTCGTCAGCAATCCTGATGATAGACCAGTTACTAAGAAACAAGGTGATGAGTTCTGGGATATGAAGGAGAACCACGACCGTGCAGCCAATACCCTGAGCAAGTTGAAGAAACAAGCTAAAGTGGATGGCGATTACTCTATGCTGGAGCGGTTCTACGGCTCTGAGGAGTATCAGCAGTATAAGCAGGATGATGTGAAGGTGAAGAAGTATGAGGAAGACAAGAAGAAGGAACGTGCTGAGGAGAGTGGGGAAGAGTATAGACCTCACAAGTTGAATGCCGAGGATATATACAAGGCTCATGCTACTCCGAAGGATGATTTCGAGGACTTGAAGCTGAAACAACTCTACACCAAACTGAACGGATTCAAGACTTCCTATGACCTCTTGTTTGATACGGCTCCTAGTCAGAGCGATGGCTACTACAATACCAACAAGGCTGCCATTGATGCCATTGACGAGATTTCCCTTGACAAGCAGGAGATTTCCGAGTTGAAGAAAGGTTTCTTGGATGATGGCAAGGATGCCTACAATGCTGAGGACATGAAACAGATTCGTGACCTGAGAAAGAAGATTCTTTCCGTGTTGGAGAAAGCCAACAAGGTGGTTGTGGCTAACCAGAAGGCAAAGGCTAAGAAAAAATAAATATGGCTATCCCCTGAAAGTATAAGGCTTTCGGGGGATATTTACTTTCACTCTGAAACTTTTCGTTTCTTTAATTTGGATAAAACTTTCAATCTGTTAGTATTTACAAAGTTTAATATTTAAAATCTTATATAAATCAATATATTCCATTTGTTTTTATTAGATTTGCCAAATCTAAGAACGTTTATAAATTCTATAATTTGATAATTCTCAATCAAAAATAAACTAAAAATGAAGGCTTATGAAACAAGATGATGATGAAGACCAACGGGTCAGGAAATTGATAGGAGAGATAATTAAACTCTTCCCTGAACGTAGTAAAATAAAAACAGATTTACTCTACTTCAAGTATGCTCCAATATTGGTCATGCTTATCAGATGGTATGGTGTATTTCAATTCTATGACAACAAGATGGAGATTACCCTTTGGTATGAAGAGAACGAGGAACCAGTCTGGTTCTTCTATTTCATCACTTATATTCTATATCCGATTTCCCTTTGGAAAGGTCAGGTGTTGCACAGATTGTGCGTAGAGTGGCGAATACCTATCTTGTATATTGCAGGAGTCAATGTGATACACATCATGTTCGGTTCTATTGTTGTCACAAACGATATGTATTATTGTGATATGTTTCTGATTACACTCATTTTAATTTTATACGTATATGTCGCAATTAGTAAATTACAGAATCATAGAGGCAGGACTTCGTGCTCTTGCTGATAAGGCTCATGAATCAGCAGTAGCACAAGAAGAGGGTAAACCTATTCCTTGCGGTCTGTCGGAAGGGGATATGGAACTGGTGGCACTCCTTACTGCCATGATGAATGATACGCAAGCTAATAAGGGTTGGTGCGCTCATGAAATGGGGAAGTCTATCTCGTCCTTTGAAAAGTATGTTCACGATGGCAAGATACCAGAAGGCATCCACGACCAGTTCGGACACGAAAAGAAGTGGAACAAATCACTCATCCGATTCTTCGCCAACAAGAAGGCTTTCTTCCGCAAGCAAGCAAAGAAGCACGGCATAACTATTTAGGAATAACTAAACTGATACATATAGGAGAGACTAAATTGCCCCTCCTATATTCTTACGACCTTTTCCGTAATCATAAATCGCTGCTATTCACACACTTAGACAACCTTTTATGAGTTTATCAATACCTATCCATATTATTCGTATCTTTGTGCTCGTAACGTTACAGAGTGGTTATTATTTTATGTTTAACAAAAGATTTCAGGATAATATGGAAAGTAAAACGTATGTATTCGGAAACGAAGGCTCCACATCTAACAATGGGATGCTCGGTCTTCTTGCGCCTCTGCTCCAAAAGCAGGGTGTTGACCCAAATGTCCTCCTTGCCATGAAAGGTAACAATGGTTTCGGTGGCGAAGGTGGATGGTTCATGTGGGTAATCTTCCTTTTCTTCCTCATGGGCTGGGGTGGAAACGGCTGGGGTGGTTTCGGTAATAATGGTCGTGGTGGTCTCGCTAACGAGATTAACAATGACTATGGTCGTGGTCTCCTGATGGATGCCATCGGTGGCAACCGCAATGCTCTCAGCAACTTGGCTACTCAGCTTAATTGTACAGAAGGTCAGATTCAGAATGCTATTTCTGCTTTGACATCACAGGTACAGAGTGTAGGCAATCAGGTAGGTATGAGCGGTATGCAGACTATCAACGCTTTGCAGCAGGGCAATATGCAGATTGCTCAGCAGATTGCTAACTGCTGCTGCGAGAACCGCTTGGCTATCTGCCAGCAGACTGGAACCTTGCAGAATGCAATCAACAACGTAGCTACTGGTCAGGAACGTGGCTTCTCTAACGTGGCTTACGAGACTCAGCGACAGACTTGCGACTTGCACAATGCCATCAAGGAAAGTACTCAGACTATCGTTGACGGACAAAAGCAAGCTGAGTTCAGGGAAATGCAGAACAAGATTGATGCACTCCGTGAGGAGAACAGCACCTTCAAGTCTTCTGCTATGACCTCTCAGATTGTTGGTCAGGCGGTGGCACCTATCAATCAAGTATTGGCTGGCTTGCAGAACGAGGTGGCTGGTATCAAGTGTAAGTTGCCTGAGACCGTGACTACTCCTTACAGTCCATTTACTGCGGTTCCTAACTGCGTGGCTTATCAGTATGGTTTGAATGCTGCTAACAATGCAGGGTTCTGGGGTTAAAAGGAAAGGAGGCTGCTATGCTTTGGTTAAGACCATTTACATGGGTGAATCGTAATGGCTCAGCGGCTATCGCTTCTACTGGCGTAAAGGTGAATACTGCCAATGTGGTGTTCACCTTCAAGAATCACGCTTTCGTGAATGCCAACTATAGAGGAACGATTTTCGTGAATCTACGTCAGGCTATTCCGACTGGAACGACTGGTACGCTGCCTATCCTTTTCGAGACCAACGGAGTAACACAGGCTGTGACCAAGTTCAATGGTGATGCTTTGACGGTTGCAGATGTGCCTGGTACTGGAGTGGTTCAACTCTGGTTCGAGCGAGATACTAACACCCTTCAACTTATGACGGGTATTGTTTAACAAGAATAGATATAGGAGATTACATTATGTTTCAAGGTTTAAGAACTAATTCCTTATTTTATGTTCTCGACAAGGGCGAAAACCCGAATTTGCGAGTCGGTCAGGTTGTTTCTGTAAGCAATCCTCAGACGAAATACCCTACCTTTAACAACGGCTTTACTCCTCAGCCTATGGAGACCGTAGTGGACGTGAAGGTGAAGCTTGGTGACGAGGAAGTGGATTTCAAGCAACTGCCAGCAAACGGACAGATAGCCAACGACAAGAACCTTGTGGTTAGCGACAATAAGGATGCCATGAGTGCCGAGGTGGATGCTATGCTGAGACAATCCAAGGCGATACTGGAGAGCGTAGATTACAACAAGAGGGTAGTAGAATCTTGTGAAGGAATGCTACAGCAACTCAACCCCCAGATAGCCAAGGAGAAGGAACAGACTGAGAAAATCAACAAACTGGAAGGTAAGGTTTCAGGCATTGAGGGCAAGATTGACAAGATGATGGGATGGCTCCAGCAGACCATGAGCAAGTAATCTCCTTTCTATTCACTTTAATATCTTATGATTATGGTAATGATTGAGATTACAGAAGATAAGTTCGATGATTTGTATGACAACATCGAGTCTATGCTTGGTTTTGGCAGCAAGGCTATGTCTTGTCTGAAAAAGATGAAGCAGGAGCGTATGGGTGAGCGTATGCCTGATTATCGTGACGATTGGAGAAGAGAACGTGAGGAACGTGAAGAGCGTGAGAACAGACGTAGATTCAACAACGTGAACGATGATTGGAACTACCCGAACCGCTATGGCGAAAGAGGTGGTGGCGGCTACAATGGTGGCGGTCGCTAATGTTTAACTTGGGAGTTTTGGTAGCGAAATTGTTTCATAGCCAGACTCCCTTTAATATTCAGCAATATGGGAAAATGCAGAATGCCATTGGATATGTATGACCTCAAACCTGAGGCAATGGTTTCTTATCTCAGATACAATGGCTATCATTTCAGCAAGAAGATGTGCGAGTGGGCGGTGAGCCTGATGTACAAGTATGACCCTTCAACCAAGCGTGATGTAAGTATCTCGTTTTGGGACAAAGATAAGGTGGATTCCCTTCTGCTTGGTCAGGGCATAGAGGTTAAGAACAAGATAGGGTACGACCATGTGTATGTGGCGAATATGGCAAGGGCAGACTTCTATAAGTCTTCCATCAAGGACGAGGAGCAGTTGGCTCAGTTCATCAAGGATATGGTGGATGATACCGACCAGAAGGATGGCTTTATTTTCAATCGGTTCTATGCAGACTGCTGCCACAATGGAGTGCCTATCCCTTGGGAAGATGTGTTATGATACGAAGAATAATAGACCTTCCGAAGTACGAATGGAGTATAGTATGTTTCATAGGTTATCAGCCGCCTGATGCCGATGAGATATGCCATGCTCTTTCTGATATTGGCTGCAACGGAAACCCTTTATCAGAGGCCTACGAACATCTAATAAAGGAGAGTGCAGACAGAGGTCTGACCTATTCTAATCTATCCGAAAGAAAGAGTGTTCTTGCCATTGGGAAGTGTGAATCTGATGCCAGTATCATTAATACCATCGGGCATGAGCTTCTTCATGTGGTAGCGCATATCTGTGAGCAGGACGGAATAGATATGATGAGCGAGGAGCCATGTTATATCATGGGTAGCCTTTGCGAGCAGTTCTTTCGGGTAGTACGACAATAATAAAAAAGATAGGTAAAATTTAATCTACCTATCTTTTTGTATGTAAAGCTATTTGTTTTCCTTACTGCCACAACAGTATATGAACAACATAGCCTATTGCTATCACGAAAGAATACCTTACAATATCTTCCCACTCAAATCGTTCCAACTTGTAATGCTTATACTGGTAAATCTCCCTTGCCACCATGATAGGTAGGGCGAATAAACCAATAACCATGCCTGCTATAAACCAGCCAATCATGCCATGAAGGTCTCGCATATTAAAGGTTACTAACCGTCTCAGAAAATTTCTCATTGCTGAATACTAATTTATCAGGATAACCTTTGGTAATATCATAGGACTCAACCTCTTCTATTGAGGTAAGAGCCATCACTTCTGCCTTGTGCTGATGGGTTACGTTGTTTGTCTGCTTGGCATAGACCTCCAATGTTTTCAGCATACACAGAGCATTGTCAATATTCATTGTCTCACATTCTGTATCAAACCAGATGTCAACAGTTTTTTCTCCATCCTCTTTGAGAATATTGGTGGAGTAAGACAGGCTTCTTCGCAAGTCATTTTTAAGCCAGCGTTCTTTACCATTCAAAGTAAAGGAATTGACAGAAGAAGAATTATCATACTGCTCAATCTCGTATAGCTTGTTTTGTTTAGCTGTATTCAACTTCTCCGCCTCAGTAGGTACAGGCTCTTGATACTCCTTGTAGCCAGCTTTAATCAGCATATCCTCTGTTGGGTTACACACTACGCATCCATTTAATTCTATGGTGTTGGATGCAAAGACACCATTCTTTATCCATCGTTTCTTCATATTATACTAAATTAATTGTGTAACCTTTATTAGTTAATGATTGAACTTGCTCATCAGTAAAACCATAGGAGGTCTTTAATTTTAATGTCATGTTAGGCAAACCGTTTGCCTTTCGGTCATAGAGCGTCATGAAAGATTCCTTTGATTCATCATCTAATGAGGCAAAACTACTCATATCAATAGTTACTTTTGTTTTTACCTTGCCAAAACCCTCTCCTAAAATTAGATGAGTTAACGATTTATTTTTTTCAAAGAAACTGCTCATACCTATATTAGTTACACTTGACAAATCAAAGCCAGATATATCAAGCCATTCCAACATTATAGCTCCAGAAAAGCACCAACCAAACTCTGTTACATTCTTCGTATTGAACTTTGATAGGTCAAGTTTTTTTATACCTTGATTATTATACCATGTACAATACATATTGGTCAGCACGTTATTATCACCTAACTCTGGCAACAAGGTTTCATTTGTATTACTACCACTGAATGTATATTTCAAACTTTGCAGACTGCTAAAGTCCATATTGCTCAAATCTACAGAAGACAAACTATGACACTGTTGAAAAGCGGATCTTAAGCTTTGAAGCTTGTGGGTGTCCCAAGAGGATAGATTCAAACTCCGCAAAGCATTGCATCCTTGGAAACAATAACTCAAATCAGTTACATTGCTAATGTCCCAAGAGGAAATAAGATTGTTAAGTGAATCGTCTATTTTTGGATGGAATCGTATTACTTTACCCAACAATCCGTAAAAATAGGCATTATTAACACCTTTATTTGCCATAATCATTCTTCTTCTTAAAGTTCTCATACACTTTCCTCCTCTGTATTAATATTCCACGCTTGTATAAGTCCATAATATTTGCCACCAGTGTATCTGATATTAAACTCGTAATGTGTATTTGCTTCCACCGATGGTGTCTCTGCCCAAATCACGTTTGATGGAAAAGTTACCGTTGGTGCAGTAGCTCCTGTGTCAAAGCTACCTTGATACTCATTTGTCACCGTCAAGTCTGTTGGAGCATTGAGAGTTAGGGTAAGGGACTCACCAATAGTAATGTCATACACATAGTTGGCATCCATAGCAACAGTCGTTTCGGAAGTGGGTGTTTCCACGACAGGTAACTTGACAATATCCAAGTACTTATTCAATTCATTTGCCGCATCGGTAGCAGGTTTCTTTAAACCCTCTATTTCTTCGGAAGTAAAATCATCGTAAGTGAATGGGTCACCCTTAACGCCTTGGATTCCTTGTTCTCCCTGCGCTCCTTTAATTCCTTGCTCTCCTTGTTCACCTTTATCTCCTTTGGGACCTGTCAATGATTTTAATTGTTCAGGTGTGAAATCAGTGTATTTGAAAGCATCACCTTTGTCTCCTTTCGCACCATCATTGCCTGGAAGTCCTTGTTCTCCACGTTCTCCCTGCAAACCTTGTATTCCTTGCAAACCTTGCTCTCCACGTTCACCTTTCTCGCCCTTTTCTCCCTTGATACCCTTGAAGGAGAAAGATATATCCGTACTTCCATCTGCTGCCTTTGATGCAGTAGCTGTAGCAGAAGGTGTGCCAGTAGTATTGTCAACAGAGATTGAGACTTTGCCAATACTTCCCATATCGCCTTTCTCGCCACGCTCTCCTTGAATGCCACGTTCTCCTTGAAGACCTCGCTCGCCTTGTGAACCAGTTTCACCCTTGACACCTTGGATGCCCTGTGTTCCTTTCTCTCCTTTCTCTCCCTTCTCTCCTTTCTCACCTTGGTCGCCCTTGGAACCATTGCGAACTTCAAAGGAGGTCGTGCCGTTTCCAGTGGTAATGGTTATGACATTTATTCCACCACTTTCAACAGACGTTGTTGTCTGCTCTATTTTCTTAATATTGTTCGCTTGCGCCTTATTGATGTTGGAGATGGCATCTGCTACCTGTTTGTTGCGTTTTAACTCGGCATCCTCACGTTCCTTCTCAGCCTTTACACGCAAAGCCTCAGCATCAGCTATCTTCTTTGAAAGAGCATCAGCTTCCTCTAAGGTTGCGTTTGTCAGATTCACCAACTGCCATAACTCGATGGTTGCTGGAAGGACTACTATTGCAGTCGCAATCTTTGTTTCCTTGCAATTCTCTCCCTCAACCATGCAGATAGGGTATTGAGCCTGAGAGTTGTATTCGACAATCCTGAACAGGTTCTTCTCAACACTTGCCATATCGTTACCGTCCATTCTCCATTGGACGCTTACGTTGTAGTTTCCAATGTCTAATGTGCTTGGAACATCGCATACTACCACATTCGGTAGAGCCATTGACACATGCGCTGGAATTATCGTACTCTCACCAAAGTTACAGACCAAGGAGACCTTTATATCGGTCGCCTTGGTCATGTCAAAGTCTATCAGCATGTTCGACTCGCTAGATATATCTGGCTTGCGAACCAAGATGTGAAGCTTGAAGCTGTTACCTTGTACTATCTTGTAAATCATATCTTACACCTTATTATTTATGATACTCGTTACTTCTTCTCCTCTTCGAGCAGTCCCAAGGCATCTTGGTAGAAGAGAGGGAATCCCTGTCCGAAGTCCTTCAACAGCTTGAACTCCTTATCGTCAAGCTCAACCTCACCATCCGACTTGTATATCTTCATAGCCAATGC